TGTTTGACGATGCAAAGTTATCTGCACTTATAAACTCATGTAGTTTCATTTACATTTCAGAGGGTAACGATGGATTTCCTCGTCTCCAAGTCATTCAAGGAAGCGAAGCGACAGGAATACTCGATCCAGTCACACGGTTACTTACAGAGGGATACGCTGTTTTAAGTCGTGACGAATACGGAGATCCATCAGAAGAATTATACTTCGTGACGGGAAGAACGGACTATTACGTTAATGGTGAGCTTGCTAATTCTGTTGAAAACAATGTTCCTGCTCCGCTTTTGGTCCCGATCATCCACCGACCGGACGCGACACGTCCATTTGGCAGGTCACGAATAACACCATCTGCTATCTATTATCAAAAATACGCAAAGCGCACCTTGGAGCGAGCAGACATTACAGCTGAGTTTTATTCTTGGCCACAAAAATATGTAGTAGGTACATCACAAAATGTTGAGGAAATAGATAAATGGAAAGCGACTATTGCGTCTCTTTTAGAAATTTCGAAAGATGATGAGGGAGATATTCCGAAAGTTGGGCAATTCAATGTCCCATCTATGTCACCATTCACAGAACAATTAAGGACAGCAGCCGCTGGATTTGCTGGAGAAACAGGGTTGACGTTAGACGATTTAGGTTTCCCAAGCGACAATCCATCAAGCGCCGAGGCAATAAAAGCAAGTCATGAGAATTTACGGTTGATGGCAGAAAAGGCTCAACGTGATTTTTCGAACGGTTTCTTAAATGCAGGTTATTTAGCTGCATCATTAAGAGATAACTTTCCATACGAGCGTTATGAAATCTATCGAACAAAACCTAAATGGGAGCCAATCTTTAAACCTGATGCAAGTTCTATTTCAACTATTGGTGATGGTGTTGGTAAAATTAATCAAGTTGTTCCAAACTTTTTTGGTAAAAATAATTTACGTGATCTAATTGGTGTAGAGGGTGATGAGTGATGGATATTGTACCCTCTTTACTATCAACCATACAACGTGATTTTGACATAGCTTTCAAACGTAACAAAAAGCTAAAAAGAATAAGAAAATTAGTAGATGGAGGCAAGGCCGACTACAAAATTGTAAATGATTACGCGATTGAAACTGGAACGATATTAGCGAATGTATTTAGTGAACATATTAGTTCAGACGATTTACCTGATGGGAAAATGTACTACAATATTGCAGAGCGTATAGTCACACCTACACTATCAAACAATTATGAGATAGTGAGTAACATATCAGTAGAAGTGCAAGAGCAGTTGAATAGATCGGTAGGTTTAAACTTAAAAGGAGTTAAACCTAAAGTAAATGAGTTCAGAATTGAAAGCATCATCAACAGAATAGATGCAGAAGATGAGTTTGACAATGTCGCTTGGATATTAAATGAACCTGTTATCAATTTTACGCAGTCGGCAGTCGATGACACGTTAAAAGAAAACATTAACTTTTTAGGGAAAACTGGACTATCACCACGGGTAATTAGAACAACTCACGGGGCAGATCCATGCGACTGGTGTAAAGATATGGCAGGAGAGTATAAATATCCTGACGTACCTGACGGTGTTTATGCTAGGCACGATAGATGTCGCTGCACTGTCGAATATGATCCAGGTGATGCAAGAAGACAAAATGTGTGGACGAAAGAATGGAGGTAGTAATATGTAAATGGCAAAACGAATCGGCTCACAAACTCCTACACGATCTTTAATATTACCTTATGATAAATCACTAGGCGATGAAGCAATAGAATTATATGAAAAGTCTGGACGTCATGCCTATGATTGGCAAAAATTTATAATAGATGCCATTTTAGCAAAGAATGAAGATGATCTATGGACACATATGAACTTTGGTTATGCAGTCCCTCGACAAAATGGAAAAAACGAAATTATAGCAATCAGAGAATTAAAAGGTTTGTTTGATGGGGAACGTATATTACATACTGCCCACCGAACAACAACGAGTGCTGCTGCTTTTAATCGTTTATTAGCAATCTTAGAAGAAAGTGGATATGAAGCACAAGAAGATTTTCATCAGATAAAAGCAACTGGTCGGGAAAGTATTGAATTATATGAAACCGGTGGTCGTGTTGATTTTAGAACACGAACTTCTACCGGTGGCTTAGGTGAAAGTTTTGATTTGCTGGTCATTGACGAGGCACAAGAATATACAGATGATGAACGATCAGCTTTACAGTATACAATAGCCGCTAGCCCAAACCCGCAAACAATTTACACTGGTACACCACCAACACCAATCTCAAGTGGCACGGTGTTTACAAAACTTAGAGAAAATGCTTTGTTCGGTGAGTCTGAAGATGATGGTTGGGCAGAATGGAGTATTGATAAGGAAACTGACGATTTAAGGAATGTAGATTTATGGTATCAAACGAATCCTAGTTTAGGTTTACGAGTTTCTGAAAGAAATATAAGAGCAGAATTAGGTACTGATGATTTAGACTTTAATATCCAACGATTAGGACTGTGGATCCAATATAATCAAAAGTCGGCCATTTCTGAAAACGAGTGGAAAGAATTACATGTTGACGAATTGCCGAAGTTAAAAGGGAAGTTGTTCGTTGGTATAAAATACGGTTACGATGGAACTAATGTTGCAATGAGTATTGCAATAAAAACTGTCGATGATGATATATTTGTTGAAGCAATAGACTGCCAATCTTTACGTGAGGGTAATAGTTGGATATTACACTTTTTAAGAAGTGCGGATATTCAGCAGGTGGTCATAGATGGTGCAAACGGTCAAAACATATTGGCCGAAGCGATGAAAAATGCGAAGCTAAAACAACCTATACTGCCGACCGTAAAAGAAATCATCTTAGCTAATGCTAAATTTGAACAAGCTTTATTTGAACAATCAATTAAGCATAGAAGTCAACCATCATTATTCCAGATAGTCACCAACTGCGAAAAGCGAAACATTGGAACAAGCGGTGGATTTGGTTATAGATCACAAGTTGAAGAAAATGATATTGCACTTATGGACTCAATGATTTTGGCACATTGGGCATGTGCAAACGCTAAGGAAGTTAAGAAACAGAGAATTAGGTATTAGGGGTGATAATTTGAAAGTAAATGTCTTAGGAACAGAATATGAAATTATCAGAGGTGCAAAAGAAAGCGAAGATAGTAAATTACGTAACAATCGTGATGGATATTGTGATTTTACAACCAAGAAAATCGTCATCTCTGAAATGATACCTGATGAAGATACAGTAGAAGATATGGAATACTATGAGAAGAAAGTGATTAGGCATGAATTAATCCATGCTTTTTTATATGAATCGGGATTGGATGTATGTTCTGATTGGGCAAGAAATGAAGAATTAATCGATTGGATTGCTTTACAATCAGATAAAATATTTAAAGTTTTTAAAGAATTAAACATATAAGTAGTTTGGTGGTGAAAGCTTTGAACGACAAATACGCTAAAGGAATCGCAAAGGAATTGAAGTTGATACGTAAGGAGTTGCAAAAAATAAATAATAGAGCACATGTACCAGACGGAGAAATAGAAAATGAGTATGTTACCGTCTTTAATGTAGATAAAGGAAAAATAGAAAACATTAGAAAAGAGTGATGTATTATGAAGTATCGCAAAAAACCAGTAGTTGTTGAAGCAATGAAGTTCACCGATGAAAATAAAAATCAAGTATTCCATTGGATTACATGTAGTACGACTGCTGATTTTAATGACGGTAAACCTATATTAAGGATTCAGACACTCGAAGGGGTTATGACAGCAGAACTTGGCGATTACATCATTAAAGGTGTGCAAGGTGAATTTTATCCATGCAAGCCAGACATATTTGAACAGACGTATGAAAAAGTTACTTAACACTTGTCTTTAAGCACTAGACGCTATAAACAGGCTTATTTTTTATGCTTATTTTTCGTCATTTTAGCATTTTGTTGGACGTTAACTAACAAAGCTAGTCGCAGACGTAACTGCGTTAAAAAATCGTAACTAAAAATTGGAGGTATTTTTTATGAATAGAGAGTTTTTGAAAAACCTAGGTTTAGAAGATGATGTCGTTGATAAAGTCATGGCCGAATATGGCAAG